CTAAGCTTATTGTTAATAACTTGGACTGTGACTATCTTTACATCAATAGTAGTGATGAACGTGGTATTGATACTATTAGGGATAAAGTATCTGGTTTCGCTAGTACAGCCTCTTTCAAACCATTAAAGGTAGTTATATTAGACGAAGCAGATTTTATTACAATTCAAGGGCAAGCAGCATTACGTAATGTAATTGAGACCTATTCCCGTACTACACGCTTTATACTTACCTGTAATTACATTGAACGTATTATAGATCCAATTCAATCTCGTTGTCAGGTACTAAAGATTGAGCCACCATCTAAAAAAGATATAGCAAAGCATTTAGCTAAAATATTAGATACAGAAAATACACTTTATACTGTTGATGATATTAAAACAGTAGTAAATCATTATTATCCTGATTTACGTAAAATGCTTAACACTCTTCAGTTATCTACTCATGAGAGTGAAATTAGACTAGACCCATCAGTATTAGTATCGTCTAATTATACAGCAGCTGTAGTTGAAGAATTAAAACAAACTAAACCAGATTGGAAAGTTATTAGACAAATTATAGCAGATTCGGGTGTAAATGATTTTGAAGAATTATTTAGACATTTATATGATAATGCTTCGGTTTATGCCCCTAATAGAGAGGGTAGTGTAGCAATTTATATTAATGAACATTCTTATCAAGCTAATTTTCGTATAGACAAAGAAATAAATGCTATGAGTTTAATAGCTAAATTAATTGATATAAAATGAAACTATTAGCTACACACCCGATTAAAAAGATGGATTTAGGTTTTCACGGAAACCTATTTGGAGGTAAACTATTATCTTGGGTAGATGCTGCTGTAGCTGCTTATGCTATGGAAGTATGCCACTCTAAAAATATGGTTACAATAGCTATTGATAAATGTATCTTTAAAAAATCAGCCAAAGAAGGTTCATTACTTAAAATATATAGTGAACTAAACAATATAGGAAACACATCAGCTACATTTAACGTTGAAGTTAGGTCATATAATGTATTTAAAGAAGAAGAAGTTATTATATTAACTACATCTATGACCTTCGTTAGAATAGACGATGAAGGCGGACCTATACCAATTTCAGAACAAGTTAAACGAAAATTTAATGAATCTAGGACAACTGATAGAAGCAAACAATAATTACTATCAATTATACCGAACAATAAAAGAACCAAAAACATTACCTAGTGAAATGGTTAATGAATTAAAGGATCTTTGGTTATGTACCCATACGTTTAGAAAAGATGGTATGTTATATTTCTGTCGAGAAGTACAAACAATTGAATACGAATTAATAAAATAAACAAAATGAATAAACAACCACAACAACAACTTAATATTGACATTAAAACTACAACCCCCATTAAATCACCCGAAGGTAATATGGTGTTTCAAGAGGGCGTTATTTTGCGAAAAGTATCCAAATTTATTGCGGGTACTGCTGAAGATGGTGTTATCCCCGTACCTGTATTTTTTGATGTTAAAAGCGGTAAAGTACTAATTGAGTTATTGCCTAAGGAACTTAGAGAAGAATTCCAAGAGTTATATGACAAAGAAGACGCAACAAAATAAGTCATTTACTATATTTGATTGGTTGAAGGAGATTACATATACTAAATCTCCTTCCTCTAAATTCAGCAATGGGGAATGGGAATCATTTAACCCCTATATGATATCTCGTTTTTTGAGTATGTCAAAAGATTATATTGAATTAGTAAATTATGTTCAAAATATTCCATATACTGAAAAGGAAAAGTATTATAAAATATATTGTGAATTAATTCCTAAAAAACAATTCTTTCAAAAATATATTAAATCAACTAAAAAAAGCCCATCAAAAGATATAGTAGAACAAATTAGTAAATACTATGAATGTTCCCTTGGAGAAGCAGAAGAATATACTTATATTCTAGGAAACAAAGGTATACAAGAAATTTTAAGCAAATTAGGATATGAGTCAAAACAAAACTAGAGAAATAGAAGTAACAGATTCTATTGTAGATACAATTGTAGATAAATTTGTTTCTAGAGCCAAATTTGGTAAAAACAAATACGGAACTGATTTAGATAGAACTGATTTATCAGTAGTAGACTGGATTACACATGCTCAAGATGAGCTTCACGATGGTATCTTATACCTAGAAAAATTAAAACAAACTTTAAGTGGCAAATAAAATACCACAAATAGTAAAAGAGGTTAAAAAATTTGTTCCTGCTAGCCTTAATCATGCTTACCAAAAACAAATTTCATTTAGCCAATTTTCTACATTCCAACAATGTCCACACAAATGGGCGTTAATGTATAGGGATGGGCACTATCAATCTGAGGTATCCATTCATATGACATTTGGAACTTCAATGCACGAAGCTATACAACATTATTTAGATGTAATGTATAATAAAAGTATGGCTGAAGCAGATAGAATTAATCTAGAAGAATATTTTGAAAATAGATTAAGGGAAAACTATAAAAAAGATTATGAGCAAAACAAAAAACAACATTTTTCTAGTTCGTTAGAATTAAGAGAGTTTTTTGAAGATGGGAAAGCTATTTTAGAATGGTTTAAAAAGAAGAAAAAAGGATACTTTAGTAAACGTAATTGGTGGTTAGCAGGTATAGAAGTTCCTATTTTAATTGCGTTTAATTCCGCTTATAAAAACATACTATATAAGGGGTATATAGACGTTGTATTATACAATGAACTTTCAAATAAAATAAAAATAATCGATATTAAAACGTCTACTAGAGGATGGAAAGATAAAGAAAAAGCAGACGAGGTGAAAATGATGCAATTGATTCTATATAAAAAATTCTTTGCTGAACAATTTAATTTCCCAATAGATAATATTGAAATAGAATATTTTATTGTAAAACGTAAACTTCATAACCACCCCGATTACCCCAATAATAGAATACAAACTTATGCCCCAGCTGCTGGTAAAATAAAACTTAATAAAGCAGTTAATGCTATAAACGAGTTTCTTGAAAAAACTATGAATAAAGATGGAACACGTAAAACTGATCCTATGATTAAAAATCCTAATAAAAATTGTACTTATTGTCCTTTTAATAACTCAAAAGAACTTTGTGATAAAGGTGCATTTTCCTAAAAATGTGATATATTTATATACAACAAATGTATAATTAAAAAATTAATGTTATGAGTAAAAAAGATATGACACTAACAAGTGTAAAAATTCAAAGTGAAATGTTTGAAGAATTTAAGGTTTCATGTGTAAGGTATAAATTTTCATTACAAAAACTTGCCGATCGAGCAATTCATTTGTACCTTACCGATGATAGTTTCCGAAAAACTATTCACAACCACAACGTTTTAGAAACAAAATAATTTATGAAAGAAGGTTATATTCCAAAAGAACAAAGAAAAAAAATCCTATTAATTACAGACGACATCAGATTACCTTCAGGTGTAGGTAATGTTGGTAGAGAAATAGTTATTCATACTGCCCACCACTATAATTGGGTTTGTATTGGGGCTGCTATTAAACATCCTGAAGCAGGTAAAAGATTTGATTTAAGCCAAGATACAAATCAAAATGCAGGTATAACAGATTCTAATGTAATGTTATACCCGTTTGATGGTTATGGTAATCCTGAATTTGTAAGAGCTTTAATTAAACATGAAAAGCCAGATGCGGTAATGTTAATTACTGACCCTCGTTATTTTATGTGGTTATTTCAAATTGAAAATGAGATTAGAAAAGATATTCCGATTTTGTATCTTAATATTTGGGATGATTACCCTGCACCTATGTACAATCAGGCGTTTTATGAATCGTGTGATGCATTATTAGGTATTTCAAAGCAAACTGTAAATATTAATAAACTTGTTTTAGGTGATAAAGCCAAAAACAAAATTATAGAATATGTTCCTCATGGATTAAGTCCTGAAATGTTTTATCCTATCTTAAATAAAGAACAAGATAAAGAATTTCAACAATACAAAAAGAACTTATTTAGAGAGAAAGAATACGATTTTGTAGTTTACTTTAACTCTAGAAATATTCGCCGTAAACAAATCCCGGATGCAATTTTGGCTTTTGATCACTTTTTGAAGCAATTACCTAAAGAAAAAGCTGATAAATGTGCAATGTTACTCCATTGCGATCCTGTAGATGAAAATGGTACAGATTTAATAGCAGTTATAGAAACTTTATGTTTAAATCCTGCTAATTTTATCTTCAGTACAGGTAGAAAACATGTTAAGGAAATGAATTTTATGTATAATATGGCAGATGTTCAAATCCTTTTAACATCTAATGAAGGATGGGGATTATCATTAACCGAAGCTATGTTAGCAGGAGTTCCTATTATAGCTAATACAACGGGGGGCATGCAAGACCAAATGCGTTTTGAATTTGAGGATGGTACTTGGATTAATTTTGATGCTGATTTTCCCTCAAACCATAGAGGTACTTACAAAAAACATGGAAAATGGGCTTTCCCAGTTTACCCCTCAAACCATTCAATTCAAGGTTCTCCTGTAACTCCTTATATCTTTGATGATAGATGTAAATGGGAAGATGCAGCTGAACAAATTATGAAAGTTTATAATTTAGGAACTGAAGAACGTAAAGCTAGGGGGTTAGCAGGTAGGGAATGGGCTATGGGAGATGAAGCAGGGTTTACCTCAAAACACCAAGCTGAAAGATTTATACAATATGCTGATAAGCTATTTAGTACCTGGAAACCAAGAGAACAATTTGAATTAATAGAAGCTAATAAATTTCAAAAACCTAAATTAAACCATAAATTAATATATTAATGAAGCCGTTATTTATAATCAGTTGCCCTATTGACTGCTATTCAGGATATTCGAGCCGTAGTCGCGACTTAGTAAAAGCTATAATCGAATTAGATAAGTACGATGTAAAAATACTACCTCAAAGGTGGGGAGGAACGCCTTGGGGTTTTATAGAAAAAAATCCTGAATGGGGGTTTTTAACTAAACATATTCTTCAAGACAATCAAATCCCACGTCAACCTGAAATTTGGGCTCAAGTAACAATCCCAAATGAATTTCAACCAGTAGGAAAATTTAACATAGGAATTACAGCAGGGATTGAAACTACAATTTGTAATCCTACTTGGGTTGACGGGTTAAATAGAATGGACTTGAATATTGTATCTTCGAAGCATGCTAAAGACGTATTTTTAAATGCTAAATTTGAAGAAAGAAATCAACAAACCAATCAAGTTGTAAGAACAATTTCACTTAATAAACCCGTAGAAATATTATTTGAGGGTGTAGATTTAAATATTTATAAATTATTAGATACTCTTCCACAGAGCACTTTAATTGATTCTTTAAATTCTATTCCTGAATCATTTGCTTATTTGTATTTAGGACATTGGTTGCAAGGAGATTTAGGTGAAGATAGAAAAAATACTGGATTGTTAATTAAGGCGTTTTATGAAACCTTTAAAAATAAAAAACAAAAACCAGCCCTAATCCTAAAAACTTCAATATTAGCTGGATCTTCTTATATGGATCGAAACTTGATTTTAGATAAGATAGAACAAATTAAACGTACAGTTAATTCTAAAGATCTACCTAATGTTTATTTATTACACGGTGAATTTACAGATGAGGAAATAAATGGGATTTATAACCATCCTAAAGTAAAAGCTATGGTTAATTTAACCAAAGGTGAAGGATTTGGACGACCATTACTTGAATTTACCCAAACCAAAAAACCAGTAATAACAACAAATTGGAGTGGCCATATTGATTTTCTTGACCCACAAATGTCTGTTTTATTAAATGGTAAATTAACCCCAGTTCACCCTAGTGTAGTTAACGATTGGATAATTCAAGATAGTCAGTGGTTTTCGGTTGATCTAGGTCAAGTAGGACATTATTTAAAAGATGTGTTTGAAAATTATAAAAAATATACTGATGGGGCTAAACGTCAAGCCTATAGAAGTAAAACAGAGTTTAGTTGGGATAAAATGAAGGAAAAAGTAGGTCAAATTTTAGAAGGTAGTATACCTGAATTTCCACAACAAGTTCAATTGAAACTTCCTCAACTTAAAAAAATAGAGCTTCCAAAACTTAAAAAAATAGAAACAAATGGATAATTTAACTGTGTGTAATCGTTGTGATAGTGATGCATGTTACGTTCAAGAAATAAACGACCAAATTAAACTATACCATTGTATGGGATGTGGATTTCAAGCTAATACTATAATGACCCGAGATTCAGAATTTCTAAAAGAACAAATGGAAATTTTACCTGAATTATATAAAGAATTAATGGTTGAAGACGAAAATGGAACTATTTGGATGCCCTCAATGGTTAATATACCTTCCCAAGGTATGGTATTTGCTGATGGTACTAATAAAAATAATTGGCAGTGGGCAGCTGTAAAATCAACTCCGATGCCTGAAGAAGAAAAAGCTAAATTTAAGGCCAAAGGAAAAGATTATGAATGGAAGATGGATATGGAAACGCTAAGACATTATCCTGAACGTGGATATTTAGATGCTCTTTCGTATATTGGCGTATTACCTGAATAAACTATGAAAATAAGTTATGCTATAACAGTAAAAGATGAATTAAACGAATTACAACGTTTAGTTAATTTTCTTATAGATCGGAAACGAACCGAAGATGAAATCGTAATTCTATACGATTCAAAGGGGGGGAGTGAAGCTGTAGAAGAATGGCTAAGAGCCAATTCTGTAGCAAACCAGAAATATAGATGGTATAGTAGCAAATTTAATAATAATTTTGCTGATCATAAGAATTATTTAAATATGCTATGCACTGGTGATTATATTTTTCAGATTGATGCTGATGAAATTCCTCATGAAAATCTAATCGAAAAATTACCCTCTATTCTAGAACACAATTCTTCAGTTGATCTATATGTTGTACCTAGAGTTAATACAGTAACTGGCTTAACCCAAGAACACATTCAAAAGTGGGGTTGGAATGTAAATGAAAACGGATGGGTGAATTGGCCTGATTACCAAACTCGTATTTACAGAAAATCTCCTGAAATAAAGTGGGTAAATAAAGTGCATGAAAGACTTGGAGGACAAAAAGAATTTGCATATATTCCTATGGAAGAAGAATGGGCACTATATCATCCTAAAACAATTGAAAGGCAAGAAAAACAAAACGATTATTACGAGACATTATGAGTTTATTAACATTTTGTATTTCTACTTGGAATAATTTACCATATCTAAAAATAGCAATTGATTCAGTTAGAAAAAATAGCTATTACAAAGATGCACCATTCATTGTTCATGCTGAAAATTGTACGGATGGAACTAATGAGTGGTTGGAAGAAAACAAAGATAAATACAACCTAACTTTAATCGTTGAACCTAATAACGAAATAGTTAAAGGTATTGGTGGTGGAATGAACATATGTGCCGAAAATGTGAAAACTGAATACATTATGTTCCTTCACTCAGATTTTTATGTTACTAAAGATTGGGATAAAGCACTGATGGATATATTTGAAAAATATCCAAATAAAAAACTATGGGTAAACTCTTATAGAATAGAGCCTGACCAATTTAATTCCCCACCAAGACATGGAACAACGATGGTCCCAATAAATCAATTTGGGGGATACCACAATGATTTTAATTCGGAATTATTTGATAGTTGGGTAGAAGAGTTTAAAAAATTAAATATGGGTTATGAAGTTCCTAAAGGGGAGGGTGTATCTGGATTAGTAAAAAAATCAGTATGGGATGAAGTTGGTGGAAATGACCCAATATTCGCACCTGCATCTTGGGAAGATATGGATTTATTTTTAAGAATGTTGCAAAATGGTGTTGAGTTTGTTTTACCAATAACATCAGTAGTTTGGCATTTTGGGGCTAGAGGTTCTCATAGATTGGAAGAAAATGGGGGAACTAGTTCAGAACGTCAAAAACAATCTGAGAAAAAAAATATGCAGAAATGGTTGGAGAAATGGAAAAAATTTCCTACATTTAATAAATATGGAATGGTAAACAGAATAAATAAACATATAATATGATTAACGAAATAGAATTATATAAAATTGACTTATCTAAATACGCTCACTATATTATTGAAGATGAATTTAGGGGATATTATTTAGATAATCCTGGAACTGAACATTATAAATTACTAGCATACCTAAGTAATCAATATGAAAATACTATATTATTGGATATAGGAACGTATAAAGGATGTTCAGCATTGGCTTTGGCACATAACGATAAAAATCTAATTAAATCATTTGATATTAGATTTGGATTACGAGGAATAACAGACCAACCAGGCAATGTTGAGTTTATTATAGATAATATTATTGATAATAAGTATATAGATTTAATTAAGTCTAGTCCATTAATATTGTTAGATACAGATCATGATGGATCATTTGAACACGAATTTTACTCATATCTTAAATCAATTAACTGGAAGGGAACATTAATATTAGATGATATTAACTATAATAATGCTATGAGAAATTTTTGGGATAGTATTACAGAAGAAAAATATGATATAACAAAATTAGGACATTATTCGGGTACAGGTTTAGTAATCTTTAAATAATTAATAACTTATGATAAAAATAGAAAAAAACAAATTATATCTAATAACTGGTGGATCTGGATTTTTAGGAATACCATTAGTTAAATATATCATTCAAAAAGGGGGTAATGTGCGTGTTGTTGCACGTGATGAAGGAAAATTAATATCATTACGTGAATCATACCCAAATATAGAAATATATCCAGGAGATATATCAGATTCGGTTGAGGTAAAACAAGCTATGATAGGAATTAATGGCGTATTTCATTTAGCAGCTTCGAAACATGTTGGATTAGCTGAAACATTTGTCAGGGAGAATGTTAAAATCAACACATTAGGTTCGTTGTATATTTTAGAAGAATCGTTAAATATGAATTTAGATTTTATATTGGGGGTTTCAACTGATAAGGCAGCACAAGTGGCAGGTGTTTATGGAGCCACAAAATTACTAATGGAGCGGCTATTCTCCCAATACGAAAAATTGAATCCAAATTGCAAATATAGGATAGTAAGGTATGGCAACGTATTATATTCAACTGGGTCGGTACTATGCAAGTGGAAAGAATTAATTCAACACGGTAAAGAAGTTATTATTACAGACCCTAATGCAACTAGATTTTTTTGGAGTGTGGATCAAGCAATTGATTTAATTATAGATTGTATGGAAAATGCTACTGATGCTAAGCCGTATTGCCCTACTATGAAGTCTATGAGTATCAAAAACTTACTTCAAGCTATGATAGAAAAGTATGCAAACGGACAGCAAATAGGTATAAAGGTGATAGGATTACAGCCGGGTGAGAATATGCACGAAAAAGTGTTAGAGCAAGGACCATACTCAAACGAAGTAGATCAGTTTACTATAGAAGAAATAAAAGATTTAATTTAATGAATTTATTTGACTTTTATAAATCTGAAATAGCAAATCTCTTAAACTGCGATCCTAACATGGTTAAGTTTTGGTGGAATAGACATGATCGAATAGACCATGAGTATATTGTATATCAAACCGAAACCTTAGATTGGGAACATAAGAGATCCGAAGATTATCTAAGTTTTTTAAACAATGCAAAAGAAGTTTATGATTATTCGGTAACTAATTTAAAATGGAATACTACAAGCATTTTCAGGCCATGGCTACCAAATGTCACATCTACAATAAATACAGTAGAAAAAGATATCGATGTTCTTTTTTATGGAGGAGTATCTGATAGGCGACGTAGTATTATAGATAAGTTATCAGAAACATATAATGTAACGTGTATTGAGAAGTTTGGATCTATGGACGAGCAAAAAAACATGATAGCTAGAAGTAACTATGTATTATCTATAGGATTTAAAGATAACAATCATAATGATTTATTTAGAATAACACCGGCATTAAACTTTGGTGCTAATATACTTCTTGAGTACAATACTGAAGTATGGTATATGGACTATCTAAGTAAATATTTTAGTGATAGGATTACATTTATTAATTTTTAAATATTATACTTTATGAAAATTTTAATATTAGGACATAATGGTATGTTGGGGCATATGTTACAAAAGTATTTATGTAATGAACATGATATACATATAACAACTCATTATTTTCCATCTGAGGAATTTAAGAATGATGTTTTATCATTTGATGGAGATTTCATTATTAATGCTATAGGTTCTATTCCACAAAAATCCATAATATTTAATACTAATTACGAATTACCAATTTGGTTAAATGAAAACACAAAAACCAAAATAATCCACCCAGGCACGGATTGTGAACATGATAATAATGAGTATGGTAGATCAAAACGATATGCATCAGAATATATTAAAAAATATAGTAATAATACTAAAATCTTAAAATGTTCTATAATAGGACCCGAACTTAACTCGCACGCTAGTTTATTCGAATGGTTTTTATCACAAACAAATATAGTGTATGGATATACAAATGTTATGTGGAATGGGATAACTACATTAGAGTGGTCTAAGCAATGTTTACAAATGATGTTAAATTGGGACTCATATGGTAAAGAAACTATTATTGAAGGAACGCGCTTATCAAAATATGAGTTACTAACTTTAATTAAAAAAGTGTTTAATAAAGACATTAACATTATTCCGGACGGAAACATTATTAGTAATAAGTGTCTTGAAGGTGATATACAAACGATTAACACTCGGGAACAATTAGAAGAATTAAAACAGTATATTAACTCATGAAAACTATTATTTTTTCTCCGCATCTAGAGGATGAAATATTAGGACGCTTTAGTTCTATAAACGGCGAAAAATTATATATTTTAAAAACTAAAACAAAATTTTAAAAACATTATTATGAGTAATATACATAATGGTCAAGTCAAGTACCATGAGATAATTAACTTTTTCTGTGATCACTTTAATTATAAAACGTATTTAGAGTTAGGATTACGAAATGCAGATGATACATTCAATAATATACGATGTAAAAATAAAGTTAGTGTTGATATTAATTCTGCGTGTCATCCTACATATTGTATGACTACCGATGAATATTTTTCAAATTTGACAGAATCAGATAAATTTGACATCATATTCATTGATGCGTGTCATGAAAAAGCATTTGTTGAGCGAGATGTAATTAATTCGCTAAAACATTTAGCACCTAATGGAACAATTGTAATTGATGATATCAATCCAACTGAGGAGTATTTGTTAGAGCCGGAATGGTGTGGTGACGGGTGGGAAGTTTTTTTCGAGCTCGGCAAACGTGAAGATTTACAAATTGGAACTGTAGTACCGTCTTTTACTGGGTTTATTCGTAGAGGAAGTCAAATACCACATATATTAGGACAAATTGAATCTAGTTTTCAATTTTTAGAATCAAATCGAGATATTATTACACGACCAATTCAATTTACAAATTTAATTAATATAGTTAACAATACAAAATTATGATATCAATTATTCTACCACACTTATCAACATCAATACCCACAGAACTTTGTAAATATTACATAGAAAAAAATACAGTTAATAAATACGAAATTATAGAAGTTATTGACTGGACAGATGTATACGCCGCGTATAATTATGGAGCATCCTTAGCAAAATATGATTGCATTATACTGATGAATGATGATATGTTTGTAGCACCTGGGTGGGATATTAATTATGTAAAATATGTAAAACCAAAAACCTTTGTAATGATGTGGTTAATAGAATCAGGTAGAGTACCTGTTAATCACCGTATGATAGAATATGACTGCGGTACATCCCCAGAAACTTTTGATTATAATAAATTTTTAGCCTATATTGATGCTATAGATGTACCAGAGGCCATTGAGGGAGGACAGGGGGCTTGGATGCCTACGGGTTTCCATAAGAGTACATGGGTACCTTTTCCTAATGAAGTTAAGTATCCCCACCCAAATGATATAAATTTAATAGATGTTTATTTACCTTCTATAGGATATATTCCGTATAAAGTTAAGTCCTTTGCATATCATTTACAATGTTTTAGTAGATTCCAATAAACCATGATGATAACCAGCATATTACAATATAGCACCATTGATTATAGATTTCTTAAAGCAAATTTAGAACAACTCTCAAAATTTTCAGATGAAATAATAGTTCCAGTATGTGATCACTTATTTAACGGGGAGCTTGAAAACAGAGATAGTTTAATTGCGTCTTATGAATTATTAAGCAACTACGAGGGAGTGCAAATAATCGAATTTCAATGGGTGCCTGGATACACTATAAGGTACTGGCATAATGTAGCTAGAACAATAGGAATAAAACATACATCTGAAACTGCAGACTGGGTTTTATTTATAGATACAGATGAGATTGTAGATAGTAGTGCTTTTAACGAATGGCTTAATACTCAGGAGCATGATCTATACGACTCTATAAAATTATCTAACTACTGGTATTTTAGAGAACCAATATATCAGTCGACTATACACGAAGACAGCGTGGTAATGGTCCGGAAAAAATATGCCCAGTTTGACTTGATGCACCCTGTAGCTGAACGTGAGCAATGTCATGAATTTTTAAATGTGCCAAAAAAGCGAGAAGTTAAAGGAGTAGATGGTCTTCCGATGGTGCACCACTACTCATGGGTGCGATCAAAAGAAGAAATGTTACGAAAAGTAACTTCGTGGGGGCATAGTACCGATAAAAATTGGGTAGAGCTTGTAGAAGAAGAATTCTCTAGATCTTTTAACGGTACTGATTTTGTACATGGGTATGAATATAATATTGTTGATAATAAATTTAATTTATAAAAAGTGAATAAAGTGAAAATAATTTATAGAATAAGTGATACAAGCCAAGGGGGCCATTATAAAATAAAACCCGAATATATAAACAATGAAAATTGTTTAAAAAATGCTTTACTAACATTCCCACCCTATGAATACGATTGGTCTATAATCGCAGATAATATATCCGAAAAAACAAACGATATGATTCAAAAATATATTTCTAGGGATCATATTTTGTATGTTGAAATAGGTGATGGGGCAGGGACCTTTAATATAGCATTAGATGAAGCTCTACAGAGTCCAGATGATAAGATAATTTACTTTTTAGAAAACGATTATCTACACAAACCTAATTCTGATCAAATTTTAAAAGAAGGTTTTAAATTAGGAGCTCCTTTTGTATCGTTATATGATCATCCTGATAAATACAAAGGGCCTGAACAAGGTGGAAATCCGTATTGTGAAGGGGGAGCTGAAGATACAAGAGTATATCTAACAGATTCTTGCCATTGGAAAATAACAAACTCAACAACTATGACATTTGCTGCAAAGGTATCTACTTTAAAACGCACTGAGTCTATTTTAAGGAAACACACAGCGGGAACCCACCCTAATGATTTTACAATGTTTCTAGAATTGAGAGAACAAAATGAATTATTAATAACTTCTATTCCTGGCTATTCAACCCACGGAGAAACAGCTTGGCTTTCACCTTTAACAAACTGGGAATATGTTAATAGCAACACTTAATCATAATCTTCCGCAATGGACAGATAACCTAGTTAATCAATTAAAGCGAGACCCATTATTAGCAGAATGTGAACTGATGGTATTAGATAATGGATCTTCAGAACCACTAGCTAATTCGACAACTCACTGTTTAGAAGAAAATATATTTTTTGGTGGTGGGTTTAATGTTGTGTTAGATTATTTTTTACAAACTAATCATGATTACTTATATTTTTTGAATAATGATTTAGTATTTCATGGGCCAGCATTTTTATCAACTTCCTTACGGGAAGCAAAAGAATCAGATGCAGCTATTTATTCACCATCTATAATAAACGCATCAATAGAACAATGCCATTGGAAACAAATGTGGAATTGGGGAATGGGATTACGAGAAGTTAAATGGGTTGATTTTCAAGCACCACTATTACGAAGAGATATTTTAGAAAAGATTCAACAATTTCCAAGTGAGTTAATATACGGGTGGGGTTTAGATTTTTATGCTGGGTGTATTTCTGAAAAATATGGATTTAAAACAGTTATTTCTGATATAAATACTATCACACATATGAATTCATTAACCTTTAAGGAAAATAAAATAAATATTGGGGTTGATGAATTTTGTAGAAACGCAGAATTAAATATGATGAATTATTTTTTGAATTCTGAGTTTAATTTAGTATATTCCGAATTAAGAAAATATGGTAAAACTTATAAAATATGATAACTTTTTGCATTCCAAGTAAATCCAACCTACGATATCTTAAAACATGCCTTCCTTCAATCCGAAAAAATGCTTATAGAAAAGATCATGATATAATAGTATTTGTAGACTCTGATGAAGATGGCACAATTGATTGGTTAGAACAAGTAAAAGATCAATATAATTTAACATATTATATTAATCCAAATCTAAATAAAAGTTTATATGGAATTGGCAAGGCATATGATTTTTGCATTGAAAAATCAGTTACAGACATATTTATGATTTTTCATGCTGATATGATGTTAGGAAAACATGCTGATTTGTATGCTTATAATTGCCTTAAAGAAAAAACTGTGGTTTGTTCTACAAGAGTAGAACCCCCTATTCATCCTAATAATGGAGAAAAAATCCAAATAGATTTTGGAATGTGGCCTGAAGAATGGAAAGAGGATGAATTTAATAAATATGTAGAGGAGCATTTAAATGATCCTAAAATTACAGAAGGTATTTTCGCTCCATGGATGATGTATAAAAAAGAATACTTAAAAATATTAGGAGGACATGACCCAATTCTGCACTCCTGCCGAGAAGACTCAGATCTATTTAATAGAATGTTATTAGCAGGATTTAGTTTTGTTCAACCTTGGAATAGTTTAGTATATCACTTAACAGGAAGAGGAGCAGGTAGTTTTGATGGTGACTCTGAACGCCATAAAAAATGGCAAGATGATATGAATAAATCAACAATAGAATTTATTCGTAAGTGGGGCTACAACGTCCAGCATACTGCTTTAATGAAGCCAATAGTTCATCCTGTTTATAAGAAAAAATTAATATTAAATAATTCTAATCCTCAATTACAAGAAGCTTTAGAAATATGGTTTAATGAAGGAGAAGATATTATAGTAGAAGTAAATGGAAATAATTTTACACAACAAGACTTTCAATATGTAACTCAATTAAATGAAATAATCAAAGATAATGGTGAAGTTGGAGAATTTGAATTAGGAAATTTAAAAATAAAAATTAATTCGTTAAATGAATACCAAAATGATTTAATAAAAATCTAATATTTATAATCATGAAACAAGTAAAATCCCACCGCCCCATTAAACTAGATATTGATTATTCTAGTAGAGAAGACCTACAAGAATTTGCTTCAAACACTGAATTCAATCAGTTTATACTGGAAAACACATTTGAGCCGTTAAAATACGCGATAAACAAAAATAAAACACAATGTATATTATTTGAAGTGGGGGGTGGTGATTACAAAGTAGTAGTGAAAAAATCCCAATACAAAACGATATTAGACAAAATTATTGAGCATTTTGAAAATAAAGAAGACTACGACAAATGTAGTGAATTAGTTAAACTTAAAGAAAAAATAAAATGAGTTATTATTACTATTATTCTAAAATAGATAAGACCCAAGAAAAACTTGGTAAAGTAGAAGCAAATAGCAAAGAAGAAGCTATAAAAAAATTAGCTGAATACAAAAGACTAGATATTGATTTTGTTTTAAGGTTATGGGAAATTGAAAAATTAGATAATGAACCCAAAGAAAGACTTTAAAGATTATTTTGAAAAGGTTTTAGGAACCCCAGTAGAAATTCAAGGTCAATCCACTAATCCTAAAGAGCAAGAACGTACTAATTTTATTAACTTCATAGAAAGTTATAGAAAAGTAATCCAACGAAGTATTGCACTGCAAAAACAATACGAGGTTAACTTTTATTCTTGGGATGTTTTATTTGTTGAAGCACTTGAAAATCTAATTAATTTTACATTTGATAAACATTTATCTAAACTTATAACTTGGTATGTTTATAGACATCCTTTTATTACAGACGAAGACGAAAAAATGATAGTAGATCCTGATGGTAATACTCATCTTGTAGAAAATGCTGAAGACTTATATGAACTTATTTTGCTACTTGAAAATTATTAATTACATTTACAAATAAAATAAAATTATGGAAGAAGTAAAATGCATGTCGTGCGGTGAAGCTATTCACCCAAAACGACTTCAAATATTGCCTAATACTAAATGTTGTGTTAATTGCTCAGAAGTAGGACGCAAACGAGGAGTTACAATTCAATTAGGTGAAGGAGATCATACATACAACGACTTAGTTATTATGAGTGAAAAGCAATATTTTAAATACGTAGAAGGAGAGTCTAAAGTAGCTAAAGGTCAAAGCAAAGCTGAAACTATTGATTTTGATAATCAAGACGAAACTGATGATAACATTAGTAGATTTGGAATAGAGGATATTGTAGAATAAAATGCCATTACCAAAACCACTTACAAAAGAACAAATAATAGCCGCAATGGGGGTTACAAAAAGTAACCGCGCTGCTGCAAGGTGGTTAAATGTATCTTACATACATTATAAAAAATGGGCTAAAAACTATAAAGACGAAGAAACAGGTAAAACCTTATTTGAAAAACATTTAAACCAAGAAGGAAAAGGTATAGCAAAATGGGGCATACATACTAAAGAACCACCTTTAGATGATTTAATCAACGGCCTTATACCTATGACTAATTATTCGCCCGATAAAGTTAAAAGACGTTTATTTCAAAAAGGATATTTAAGAGAAGAATGTTATATATGTGGGTTTCACGAACGCAGAGTAACTGACTACAAAGTACCTTTATTATTACATTTTAAGGATAAAAACA